TGTTCAGAATGCGTAAGATTGTCGCTGATGAATTTATTAGAAGAATATAAAGAACTGTATAAATTAACAGCACTTGAATTTAGAATACTCAAACATGCAAAAGAACTAGGTCATAGGTTTGTAGCATGTGATTTTGATGGGGAGATTTGTTTTTATAGAAACAAGCCGGATAAAAAAGAAATAGCATGGAGTGATGGAGGGGATTTCTCATTAATATTTAATTTCGGTTTATTCAGTTTCATTAAGTGGGAAGATGCAGAACCGCGGGAAATTTATGAAATTCTAGCTAACTGTACCATTGTGAGCGGTGATGAAGATGATTAAATTATTTAAAAATAAAATAAGAAGAAATTATTATAAACCATTTGATAGACATGCAGAGATTATAGACGTTTTAATACAAGGTTTTAACCTATTGAGTGAAAAGTTGGATGAAGTTATTGCTGAAACTAATGAATTAGAAAAAGAGGTTGAAACATTAAAGATAAAGTTAAAGGAAGTAAAAGAAAATGCTTAGCAAAGAAGAATTACTAAAATATAAATTTGAACTAGAAGTTGCCTATGACGGACTTGGAATAGGTTTAGATATTGCTGATGTTAAAGACGCAATAAGTTTAGGTATAGTAGGATATGAAAAAATGTTTAACTTATTATTTAATCCTAAACCATACAAACTTGAAGATTTAAAAGAGGATATGTGGGTTTATGATATTAAATATGATGAATTTTGTATAATATATTTTATCGCTAGAATATATCCACATCGTAGTTATAGTGATGGAACTTGCGAAGATGGTGCATTTGAAGAAAACCGTTTCTTTCCAGTGCAATACGCTAATTTAATTAAAATGGGAGTGAAAGAAGATGGATAAACAAAATATTCTAAAGCACATTGAACGGTGGCTTGATATTAGGCAAAAAAATGGATACAAAAACGCTAGAATTGGTTTTAAAGGTATGGAAGAAATACATATAGTATTTGAAAATACATTTACTGATGAAGAACGTGAGACTATTTATGATGACGAGTTTTATGATCTATTTGTTGTAGATAAAATCTGCACTGATTGCTGTTATGAATGGGGATGCAAGGAAGAAAAGAAAATCGGTACATGTGAAAAATGCCAACTAATTACGAAACTGCGTGATAAATATGTTAAGTCAACAAGGAAAGCAAAGGAAAATGACATCTAAACAAATGGCATTCGTATTTTTCCTAATAATGCCTATTGCATTTATTTTGTCTCTTGTTTTGGGAATTAGATATCTATTTAAGGAATGGAGGAAACAGCATGGAATTTAACACAAACCAAATTAACATAATGCTTGATGCCCTGGAACATTACGGGAACGGTCCTCAGGTCGATATGGCCATAGAGGAAATGAGCGAACTTACAAAGGAGCTGCTTAAAGACCGCAGAGGTAAAGAGAATAGAAGTGATATAGCTATGGAAATGACAGATGTCTACATAATGCTTGAACAGCTTAAATTTATTTTCGGTATCGATGAAACTGAACTAAAGGTCAATGCTGAATTAAAGATACAGAGATTAAAAAACAGGATCGGTGGTAATGATGGAGACTAAAGTTAGACAAAGCAATTACATAACAATTTTAGGATGGATGATATCAGATCTAAAGTTAAAAGGTAATGCATTGCTTATTTATGCAATTATTTACGGCTTTTCACAAACACAAGATTTAGCATATACAGGAAGTAGACAATATTTAGCGGATTGGACTAATTCAACACTTCAGGGAGTATCTAAATGTCTAAAAAAATTAGTAGATGATGGTTTTATCATCAAGAAAGAAAATGTAATAAATGGTGTTAAATTTTGCGAATATAAAGCAGTAGTTCCTGAGTTGCTACCAGTAAACAAAGTTTACGGGGGTAGGCAACAAAGTTTACATAATAATATAGAATATAATACTAGTAATATATATAGTGCAAAATTTGATAAAAATGATGCATTTAAAAGATTCTGGAGTGTATATCCCAGACATACGAACAAGAAAAAAGCATTTGATGTTTTTGTTAAAAAATGTACCGATGAAACTGTACTGCAAAAGATGTTAAGCGCAGTTGTTGATTATAAAGAAACAGAACAGTGGCAGAATGAAAGATTTATACCTCACGCTTCCACATGGCTTAACGGCGAAAGATGGGAAGATGAAATCAGTACGGTCTCTAAAAACAATACAAATGATGATAATGAATGGATGAGCGGATATGAATAATTATCAGGATGATCTAATCGGTATGTTTCTTGTTAAACCGCAGCTTCTGGATTTAACTATTCTAAAACCATCATATTTCGATAAGAAGCATCGCGATATATTTACTGCTATAAAAAAGTCGTATAAAGAAAATAAAACTATTATTTTAGAGGATATCCTAGCAGTAAAGGAAATTGATGTTGACCTTGTTATTGCCTGTTCTACAAGTACCGCAACAACCGCTCTATTTGAACAGTATCAGGATTATGCAGTTAAGGAATACAAGAAAAAAGCTCTATTAGCAACTGCTAAAAAGCTCCAGAATGATGAAATTACAATTGATGAATTTTACAAGGATACAAACAATTTTGCATCTTTAGGGTCTTATTCATCGACGAGGCTTACTAAAGAACTGCTCAAAGGTTCTATCACTAAACACAAGAATAATATCAAATTTACAAGGTTTAGTAATTTGGAAAAGAAGCTTAATTTAAAGGAAAATGACTTTGTTATACTTGCCGGTGCTACCGGAGTAGGTAAATCAGGTATAGCTATAAATCTATTAGATGATCTGTCTCGCAATTATCCTTGTGTATATTTCAATTTCGAAATGGTAGAAGAGGAGCTGTATCAAAGACTTATTTCTATCAATTCAAAATTAAATCAAAAAATGCTTGAGCAGTATGAGACACTGCCACAAAAAAATATGAATGTTGTCAATGATGCAATTGATGATATTTCAAAAAGACATATTGACATTATAAATCATTCATCAACATTGGATAAATTAAGATCGTTCATTATGAGCTATAAAAGCGATAAGCATTTTATAGTGTTTGTGGACCATGTAGGGCTTATTGGTGTACGGGCTAAGAACAGTTATGAAAAAATGACAGAAGTAGCCAAGGAGCTAAGAAAAATGAGTTTGGATAACAACTGTACGATCATTGGTCTTTGTCAATTAAACAGAGAAGCAACTAAAAATGCAAAACAGCCTAATTTATCAATGTTAAGAGATTCGGGTGAGCTGGAACAAAGTGCAAGCAAGGTTATATTTGTTTGGAAGAACGAAAAAGACTGCGCAGAAGATTATTATCTAGTTATCGAAAAAAACAGAAGCGGTCCTAAATCCATTATCCCAATCGGTTATAACAAAGATAATCAGGTCGCTTACGAATTAAGCAATAAGAGAGATTTAAGGACATAGGAGGATTTAGAAAAAGAACAGAAATTTAACAAAAACTATTTTGATTAAAAAATCTCTCTAATCGCTTATGTAGCAAGGGATTAGAGAAAAAATGTAAATGCAATATAACATCTTGGATATATTGCGCGTTTAAAGGAGTAGAAGAATGGAAAAAATAGATTCTTTAAAAAAAATCAAAGAGATTAGTGATTATATAATAACTTTGAGCGTATTTGCGTTTATTAGTGGGATTATAATATTTATTTGGTTTGGATTTGGACTGGGACTAAAAATAATTGCAACGTCATTTGTATTGATGATATTTTTTAGAAATTTTTCTGAAAGTACAAAAAGATTGATGATTAAAGCTGAAATGGAGAATAATAATGAAACTGATTAAATTAGCAAGACGCAAAGGGAAAACAACAAGACTCATAAATAAGGCACATAATCAACCAATTTATATCATCTGTTCAAACAAAGAACGTGCTTATGAAATAAGTGAAATGGCTAGCAGGATGAATAAAAATATTTTATTCCCAATCTGCCTAGATGAACTTATTAGTTATGGAAATAAGGGAAATCATGTTAAACAGTATTTGATTGATGATCTCGATGATATAGTGCAAACACTTATTTATAGATATTTAATTAAGCCGCTAATATCTAATGGTGAAATCTTAGAAGTAACAGCAACTAAAACTGATTTAGCAGATTTAATAGGTGCAGTATATGGAGAATGACAATTTTAGTGATAAGGTACTGTCTGATTATATTAAAAGATATGAAGCGGCTATTAATCACGTATTTAAAGATTATCCTAAACAGCCATCAATTTACAGTCATGAAAGGCAGGAATACAGTGGGCTGGATATAAATACATATATCTATATCGCAGATAATTATGAAACATTAAAGGAGAGGCTTAATGGAAGAAAATGAAGTAACAAAAGCAGATATTAAACAGTTTATCAGAGATGTAACATCATGCGGTTATTACAACCGTAAAATCATATCTTTAACTAATCAGTTAGAAGCAATACATGTTCAGCTTGTGGGGGTAAAATCAATAGCGCCGAAAGAGTACTATGTTGAGAATAAAATACCGTTCAGTATGCAGGGAATAAATTCTTTACTCATTGATGAAGAAAAATTAATATTAGAACGTGATAAATATATTCGTAAGATAAATGAGGTAAGAATACTGTTCGATCAGTTGCCTATTAACATTCAAATCATGATGGTGGAACTGTATGTTTGTGGTTACAATCATACAAAGGTAGCTAACCGTTATAACTTTGCTAGACAGTATTTATATAAACTTATTAATAAATCAGTAAAAAAAGTTTTAAAAAAATAAAAGAGGTGACAATGTAACCTACTTTTATGTGTTATTATGATATTGTGGAAGTTTTGAAAGAACACCACAGCAACAGTTGATCTACACTTTATCAGGAAGAAACTCGAAAGGGTTTCTTTTATTTTAAACTGTCAGTTATGCAGCAAAACACCTCGCTTTCATTTTTTATGCATAGGTGGCAGTTTAAAATAATCTACAAAGGAGAAACGTATGTTTGACTATTATGGTGGAAAATGGAAAAAGAAACGAAACAGCATTTTGAGAAAAGATAAATACAAATGTCAGATAGCTAAATGGTTTGGTCGTAGTGAGGAAGCCAATACAGTGCATCATATATATCCTGCGAAGGATTATCCTGAATATGCATGGTGTGACTGGAATCTGATTAGTGTAAGCAATAAATCACATAATAAACTGGAAAACCGTAAGACTGGTGAGTTGACGCCTTTAGGAAAATGGCTGATGCAGAAAACTGTACCAGGAGTTGAATGGAGGAAAAATAATGGAAGTTAATGACAGTGGGATACATGATGAACTTCATAACATCTATAAACAGATAGATTCATTAGATAACACACTTACAAACATTTTAAATATTATGGAATTAAATTTAGCATTTAATTGCGGACTGATTAGTATCAATGATATTGCTAAACAACTGGGTATCGATAAAGATAAGATTGATAAAGAAAGGCTGGGGATTTAATGTGAAATATAATAAAAAAATATTAAAATCTGATAATAAAACCAAAGAAAAATTGCAATCCCCCCACCTGTAAAACGTTAAATAACGTTAAATTTCTACTGGGGTGGGTAGCTTTTTCCAACTCTGAGAACATTTTGTGAAAGGGGGTGATGGCAATTCACAAGCAGACAAGAACAAAAAAAATCAACGGTTTTATTAAGGATACAACAAATAAAATGAAAGATTTAGGAACTTATAAAATTGAATTTGATACGACGATCAGAAGATATGCAGAAATGCAGCTTCAGTATGAGATTTTAAATGAAAAATGGATTGAAAGTGGGTGTGCTGTCACCGAACCGTATACAAATAAAAATGGTGCAACCAATCAAAGAAAGACCGCAATTTATCTTTCAATCGAATCATTAAGAAAAGAACTTCTGGAACTTGAGAATATTTTTGGACTTACTCCAAAAGGTTTGAAAATGATTAAAAATAAAGGACTTGAGCAAAATAAAAAAAGCGCTCTAGACAGGATCTTTGATCAGGATGTATAAGGGAAAATATTTTGATGAAGTTCTTGAATATGCTGAGGGATGTATAACTGGAAAGATAAGAGCAAATAAATATCGAAAAAAAGCATGTCAAAGATTTATGGATGATTTAAAAAATGACAAATGGGATTTTAATCCAAAAGATGCAGATTTTGTTATCAATATTATCGAAAAAACTATCTGTCATCAGCAGGGTGAAAAAAGAGACGGAACGCCGCTAAGAGGTACTCCGTTTTTTTTAATGACATTTCATAAATTTATTATATATAACCTTCTTGGATTCAAGGAAAAGGGAACGATCATAAACAGATTTAAAGAAGCGCTTATTTTTATTCCGCGTAAAAATGTTAAGACATCTTTTGCAGGAGCACTTTCTTATGCACTTGGTCTTTTATACAGAAACAGCGGATCAAAGATATATGTTGTAGCAGCTGCATTAAAGCAGACATTAGAAACTTTTGGTTTTTTAAAGTACAACATTCGTAACATGGGTGAGCATGATGAAGACGGCGGTCATTTTCATATCATTGACAATAACAATGAACATTCGATTAAGGCTGAAATCGGTGGTGGTTTCTTTGAATTAAATGCTTTGGCAGCCAACCCCGACAGTCAAGACTCGTTTAATGGGAACTTTGCTATATGTGATGAAATCCATGCTTTTAAAAAGCCGAAACAGTACAATCTTTTTAAAGAAATGATGAAAGCATACACCAATAAATTATTAATTGGTATTTCAACTGCGGGCGATGATCCCAATTCTTTTTTAGCAAACAGGGTCAGATACTGCAAAAGAATTCTTGATAAGGAAGTAACTGATGATCAGTATTTTGTTTTCATCTGTGAAGCAGATATGACCGTTGACAAGGACGGCAATAAAATACTTGATTATACTAATCCCGAAGTTCATGAAATGGCAAATCCTGCATACGGAGAGTCAATAAGACCTGAAGAATTAATGAACGATGCTATGCAGGCAATGAATGACCCGCAGCAGCGGAAGGATTTTTTTGCTAAATCGTTAAATGTTTTCACAAATCAGATTGATACTTATTTTGATATGAATGTTGTTGAGGCAAGTGATCTTAAATACAGCTGGACTCTTGAGGAGCTGGCAAAATTACCAGTCAACTGGTACGGCGGTGCCGATTTATCAAAACTTCATGATTTGACAGGAGTCTGTTTATACGGGCGCTACCGCGATGTTGATATATGTATCACACATGCTTTTATCCCTATTGCAGTTGCACATCTAAAAGCCGATGAAGACAATATCCCGTTCTTCTGGTGGGAAGAGGAAGGATGGCTGACAACCTGCAACAGTGATGTGATCGAATATGAGGATGTTGTGAAATGGTTTATCGAAATGAAAGACATGGGTTTTAAGATAAAATGGGTGGGATATGACAGAAGATATTCGAGAGAGTTTATCTTAAAAATGAAAAAAGCCGGGTTCAAAATAAGAGATCAGCTGCAAAGATATGTTGAAAAAACAGAAGCGTTTAGGGAAATTGAAAAGAAATACACCTTAAAGAAATTTTATTATCTGCATAACAAGGCGTATGAATACTGTGTCAGCAATGTAAAAGCAATTGAAGACAGTGATGAATTTGTGAGATTCCAGAAAGTAATGCCTACTCAAAGAATCGATTTATTTGATGCCAGTGTAATTGCCTGCAAACAGCTTCTTATTGCAGGTGAAAAATCATCGAATGCAAGCATGTATCTTGATTAAAAGGAGGAATATATGGCAAAGAAAAAAAATAAAAGCAGAAGCAGCGCCCCAAAAGAATCTGGAAGCCGGTCAATAGGATTAAGTATAGACAACTGGGACGTACTTATAAGCAGCGGATATACACCGCTTTCCCAGAATCCCGAAATAATCAGCGCTGTAAATAAGACAGCCAACCTGATTGCAGGCATGACTATTCATCTGATGGAAAATACCGAAAACGGCGATCAGCGGTTGCTCAACGAATTATCAAGAAAGATAGATATAAATCCCAATCCATATATGACAAGAGCAACTTTCATCAGTGCGCTTGTCAGGATTCTGCTGCTTGAAGGAGACGGGAATGCAGTTATTTATCCGGAAACAAGAAACGGACTGATAGACGGGCTGTATATACTGCCTCCTGGACAGGTTTCATTTATTCCGGATGGATTTGGATATTACATGATGTATAACGGAGTAAAGTATACATGTGATGAACTGGTACATATTCCTATCAATCCGGATCCGGTATTTCCATGGAAAGGTACAGGATACCGCAAAACACTGCGGCAGGTTGCTGATACTTTAAAACAGGCTTCAGCAACAAAAAAAGGATTCATGGAGTCTAAATGGAAACCTTCGATTATTGTTAAGGCAGACGGACTGACAGAAGAGTTTTCAACAAAAGAAGGGAGAACAAAGCTCCTTAATAAATATATCGAGTCAAGCGATGCGGGTCAGCCCTGGATCATTCCGGCAGAACAGTTTGATGTAACGACCGTAAAACCGCTATCTTTAAATGATCTTGCAATCAAGGACAGTGTTGAACTTGATAAAAAAACTGTAGCCGGTATTCTGGATATTCCGGCTTTTGTTTTGGGAATAGGCAGTTTTAACGAAAAGGAATGGAATAACTGGATCAATACACGGATTAAAAACATATGCAACGTTATTGAACAGGCGCTGACAAAAGTAATTTTGATTAGTCCAAATCTGTATTTTAGATTTAATCACCGTTCTCTTTTTGCGTATGATATTGAGACACTTTCCAATGTTGGATGTAATTTATTCAGCCGTGGTATTCTTTCCAGAAATGAGGTTAGAGACTCGATCGGATATTCGCCTAGAGAAGGTCTTGATGAGCTTATTATACTGGAAAACTATATTCCATCAGGGATGATCGGTGACCAGAAAAAATTAAATGGAGGTGGTGAACAGAATGAATGATGCTAACAAGACAAGATATCGAAGTCTTGGAAAAGATGCAAAATTTAAGACGAGAACCGAGGATGACAGACTTTATATAAGCGGTTATTTCTCGGTTTTTGATTCAGTTTATGAATTGTGGCCCGGTGCAACTGAAAGTATAGATGCACATGCATTTGACGGTCAGCTGAGCGGAGATATCAGGTGTCTAATCGATCATGATACAAGACTGGTATTAGGACGTAATAAAGCCGGAACGCTGAGCTTGAAAATTGATTCAAGAGGACTGTGGGGAGAAGTTGAGATCAATCCAAACGATCAGGATGCAATGAATCTATACGAGCGTGTCAAGCGCGGTGATGTTGATCAGTGTTCATTTGGTTTCGATATTGAAAACGAGGAATTTACTGATAACGGTGACGGTACTGTACACTGGACAATCAAGTCGGTGAAACTGTATGAAGTTTCAATAGTTACATTTCCGGCTTATGAAGAAACCAGTGTGAGTGCAAGGAAAAACGATCTTGCTCAAATCAGCAAAAGAAAAATAGAAACTTTAAAGCAAAATCTAAGAAAGAAACTGAAAGGAGAAAAGTAATGGCATTAAAAGTACTGATGTTAAGAAAGAAAAAAGACGGATTAGCAAAACAGCTGGAAGATTTAAGAAACGGCAGTGATTTTGAAACCCGTGAAAAAGAACTGGAAACTGCTATTGAGGAATTAAACCCTGAATCTTCAGAAGAGGAGCAAAAAGCAGTACAGGATGAGGTTGATAAACTGGAAACTGAAAAACAGGAACATCAAGAAAAAATTGAAGGTTTGGAAAAGGAAATCAAGGATATTGAAGATGAAATAAAAGAGATTGAGGAAAAACAGCCTAAACCAGTTCCACAGCCTAACCCCGACAAGAACAATGAAGAAAGAAAGGAAAATAATTTAATGGATACAAGAGATAAATTTTTTGGATTAAATATTCACGAAAGAGATGCATTATTTGCTCGTGAGGATGTTAAAAAATTCTTAGGAGACATCAGATCACTGTTCAGTCAAAAACGTGCAGTTGGAAATACAGAATTAATCATCCCTCAAAACTTCTTACCTATGGTTAAGCAGGTCGTAGAGACAAATTCAAAACTGCAGAAATATACTGATTTCCAACCATTGACCGGTACAGGACGTATGGTAATCATGGGGTCTTATCCTGAAGCAGTATGGACTGAACAATGCGGAAAGATCAATGAATTATCATTAGGATTCAATGACATTGAGGTCGACGGTTATAAAGTGTCAGGATTCTTTAAAATGTGCAATGCGATTCTAGAAGATAATGATGTTAATCTTGCACAGGAGTTTATTAATTCTATCGGTATCGCAATTGCTAAGGCGCTTGATAAAGCAATTGTTTACGGTAAAGGTGTCAAAATGCCTATGGGTATCGTAACAAGACTTGCGCAAACAGAGAAGCCGGGCGATTATTCAGCAACTGAGAGAGAGTGGAAAGATTTATCAACATCAAATATTATCAAAATTACAGGTAAAACAGGTATTGAACTGTTTAAAGAAATCACAAAATCAATGAAAACGATTTTTACAGATTATGCATCAAATAATCTTGTATGGATCATGAATCAAAATACGCATCTTGATCTTATTGTTGAAGCGATGGGAAGCAATATGAATGCTGCAATTGTCAGCGGTATGAATGATACAATGCCCGTTGTAGGAGGGAAAATTGAGGAGCTATCATTCATGGCTGATGGTGATATCGTCTTTGGATATATGAATAATTACAAACTTGTTCAACGGCGCGGTATGCAGCTGGCAACTTCAACTGATGTATTATTCTTTGAAGACCAGACAGCATTTAAAGGAACTGCACGATACGATGGTAAACCGGTAATTGCTGAATCATTTTCAATTATGAATATCGCAGGAAAAGCGCCTACTACTGTGGCTGCATTTGCTCCTGACAGCACTAATACTGTTGAAACTTTAGCGGCTAAAGCTAAATAAAAATGAATGACAGCCATAAATTATCGGTCCTGAAAAATAATTTACAGCTCCTGACTGATTCACAGAATCTGTACCTAAAGGAACTGCTGAAACAGGCTGAATCGTTAATGAAACGTGAAGGAATAGTTAATGACGGTACAAATGATTACGATATGGCCGTTGTTGACTATGCAGCCTTCCTTTTCAGAAAAAGAGCGAACAGCGAAATGAAGATGCCCCGGCATCTGCGTTATGAGCTTAATAATATCCTGTTTTCGCAAAAACAAAAATGACATTTGACGATGGAATAATAAAGATTTATAGACTGGTAAACGTTTCTGAAAAAGGCGACAAGCCTAAATATAAAATGTTCTATAAATCTTCCTTTTATTTTAGTTATGAGACACTGGGACTGACAAGATATTATACCGCCCTTGCAAATAACGAAAAAATAGAAACAGTTGTAAATATATATCAGGACAGAAGTATAAGAGTAAATGATATTGCAAGATTTGAAGATGATTCAGAATTTAAAATTGTACTGGCTCAGCATTTTAAAGACAGCGACGGTATAGACTGTACAAAACTGAGTCTGGAAAGGATGAATAAAAATGTCTGTTGTTTCGAAACTTAAAACCGTTAGAGACGCCTTGACGCAGGTCACAGAAAATGTATTTCATTATGAAGCGGAGAATAAAAACGGTCCATATATAGTCTGGATGGAGGATGGTGAAGGCGATTCACTTCATCTTAATGACAAAAAGAATGAACAGGTCATAACGGGAACTGTTGATCTGTTTACAAAAGACGAATATGATCAGCTGATTGATGATATACAGAATGCACTCAGCGGGGCTGATATATCCTTTATACTCAATTCAGTTCAGTATGAAGAGGAAACTGAGTTCATTCACTATGAATGGAGATTTGAAATATAATGGGAAAAATGGAAATCGAAGCTGCAGAAGAGTTTGTAAGCGTTCTTGACAGACTGGTAAAGAATTCAGATGGGATTGCAAAAAAAGCAGTTTATAAAGGTGCAGGAACAGCAGCTGATGAAATAAAAAAAGAAATCGAATCGCTGCCTGCAAGCGGGATAGCCATTCAGGGAAAAAAAGATAAACGTAAAAAGATTGGAGTACTGCCGGAAGAAAAGGATGATCTGATAAAAGGGTTTGGGATTTCACCAGTGCAGAAAATCGCAGACAGTATTGATGTAAAAATCGGTTTCGACGGCTACGGTCATAAAACCAGAAATTATCCCGGCGGTGTACCTGTCGTGCTTACTGCCCGTGCCATCATATCAGGAACATCATTCAGACATAAGAATGATTTTGTAAGAAGAGCGGTAAGCAGAGCAAAAGAAAAAACAGTTGAGACGATGAATAATGTAATTGAAGAGGAAATTAAAAAGGAGATGGAATAATGGCAAAAAAAGGACTATCAAAATTAGTTTTTGCAAAGTATAAGGCAGATGGAAACAATGTTACTTACAGTGATCCTGTTATCAGTGAAAAACTGGCAGAATATTCAACAGAGATAGAAGCCGGCGATTCTAATGATCTGTATTTAGATGATGATATTGCTGAAAGCGACAGTGCAGCTTTTTCAAGCGGAACATTTAATGTTACAACCGGTGATTTGTCAAATGATACGTCAAAACTTATTTTAAACGTAAAAGAAAAGAAAATAGAATTACCGAGCGGTAAGAGTGTAACTGAATTAACTTATGACAGTGATATGCAGTCAGCTGAGCTTGGTGTAGGCGTTATTGAAATGCATCAGGTAGACGGAAAAACATTCTATCGTGCGGTATTTTTAGCAAGAGTGCTGTTCAATATTCCAAGCAATGCAGCAACAACAAAAGGTGAGACAGTAGAATGGCAAACTCAGGAACTGTCAGGAAAGATTTTAAGATCAGCACAAATCAGTGAAGATAATATCAATCCGTGGCAGTTTACAGCAGATCTGGAAACTAAGGCCGATGCACTGGAATACTTAATGTTCAAGGGCGGAAAAACTACTAGCGATTTAGCAGGTGATCATTAATGAATCTGGAATACATCTATATAGAGGGTATCAAATACCCTCTTTCTTTTTCCCTTGTTACTGCTGAACAGATTGCTAAAAAATACCGCGATTTAAATGTATTAGAGAGAAATTTAAAGGATAGAAATTATCCAGTTGATAAAAAGTTAAATATGCTGAGTGACATCATTGCAATGATGATATACTCGGGGGTTCGATACTGTAATGCATATCATCTTGACCCGTATAAAGATGCTCCGTATACACAGGGCAGATTTTTTTATTTAACCAGTGAACAGGTAAAAGTCAGCCTGCCTCTGGATGAAAATTCAATCAAAGGACTGACCGATAAAATTCAAAAATGTATCAGAAGTGGAAACGTTAAAAAAATCGGTACTAAACCATTTGAAATCAGCGGTCATTCAAAAAAAAAGAAGCAAAGAAGCTGACGGGAGATACACATATTTATTTAAAGGCCAAGGCCTATATGATGCATATCCCGAGCAGTGAATTTTTATATATGCCTATTGGTGAATTAAGCGACCTGATCGATGCAGCCGATATATTAAACGGGCTGTGCGATGAAGATATACCGTTTGAAAATGACTATTATATTCCGATAGAACTGAGGTGAGAGCATGGCATATGATATCGGTCCAAGAATAACGCTGAAAGGCGAAAAGGAATTTAATCAGCAGCTGATTAAAATCAACAATTCACTTAAGGAATACGGCAGCGAATTAAAAGCTGTATCTTCGCAGTTTGATGATAATGCTAACAGTCAGGAAGCCCTTATTGCTAAAAATAAAGTGCTGGAAAAACAGTATGAGACACAGCAGCAGAAATTAAAACTGTTTCAAGGGCAGCTTGAAAAGCAGAAAAGTTTATTGAGCGAACAGGAAGCAGAAATAAAAAATCTTACTGCTCAGTATGGCGAAAACTCAAAAGAAGTGAACAAGGCACAGAGTGCCTACAGGAATACAGAGGCAAATATTTCCAAGCTGAGTACTTCTATAAATGAGACTACCGCCTTTTCAAATAAACTGTCAAATGAAATAAGGACCAACAATTCGTATCTGGATGAAATGGCAGAAGGAAGCCGTGATGCAGCTACCGGATTGTCAAAATTAGGCGATGAGGCGAAAAACGCTGAAAATGATACAAAAAATCTAGGCGATACCATCAAAGGCGCATTTGCAACTAGCGAGCTTTCTGATGCTGCTTCGGCAATTGCTGAAAATATCAGAGGCATTGTTGATGAATCAAAAGAACATTTAAAAATAATGAGTGCTCTTGAAGCATCATCACAGCTTGTAGGATACACAGCTAAACAAACTGCTGAAACATATAAAATCCTGTACGGAGTACTGGCAGATGATCAGACAGCTGCCACAACTACAGCAAACCTGCAGGCATTGGGATTAAGTCAGGAAGAACTTACCAGACTGACTTACGGAACAATTGGAGCATGGACAAAATATGGTGACAGTATACCTATTGACGGGTTAGCAGAAGCAGTTAATGAAACAGTCAAGACAGGTACTGTTACCGGTACTTTTGCTGATGTATTAAACTGGGCAGGTACGAGTGAAGATGATTTTAATACTAAACTCCAGGCAACGACTGACCAGTCAAAACGCGCCAATATGATACTTCAGGAACTGGCTGACCAGGGGCTGATAGCTTCTGCAGAAGCATATCGGGACAACAATAAAGCTCTGATTGAAAATAATGAGGCACAGGCAGAGTATCAGGAAGCATTGAGTGATTTGAGCGAAACTCTGATGCCTGTATTTACTTCTATTACAGAAGCTATAACTGAACTTATTGAAATTTTTAATTCACTGCCCGCGCCTGTTCAGGCTGTTATAGGAGTGATTTTGGGAATTATAACAATTCTGACAATCCTCTCTCCTGCAATAATGGCGGTATCTTCTCTGTTTTCAATTTTCGGGGCTTCGGCAGGGGTAGCGGCAGGCGGAGCAGCGGCGGCAGGTACTGCCGCATCGGGTTCAGCTGTCGGATTTGGTCTTCTTAACATGTCACTGTTACCTGTAATTGCGACGATCCTGGCAGTAGTTGCTGTTGTAGCTGCTGTGATTCTTATATTTAAAAACTGGGATGAAATCGTAAAGTGGTTTCAGGATCAGTTCGCAAATTTTGGGGCAGCAATCAGCGACTATGTAGATGATATCGGTTCATTTTTTCACAACATGTTCGATGGAATATCTCAATGGCTTTCTGATTCAATCGATGGATTTGCGAGCTGGGGCAGTGAGATGTATAACAAGGTAAGCACTGCGGTCAGCGACACAATCGATGCAATCGCATCTTTCTTTACAGGTCTTCCCGGAAAAGCGATCGAGTGGGGATCGGATATGATTGACGGATTTGTTGACGGGATAACCGGTACCATTGGAAAAGTGGTCGATGCGGTTTCTGATGTTGCAGATACTGTCTTCAGCTGGCTTCATTTTTCACGCCCGGATAAAGGACCGTTGAGAGAATATGAAGAATGGATGCCGGATATGATGTCTGGTCTGTCTAAAGGAATCAAGGACAACAGATGGCGTGTTGAAGATGAGATAGCTTCCTTAGCATCGAACATGAATCTTGCATATAATCCGGCAATCGAATCAAGTGCAAAAAACGTAAATGAAAGTACCGTTATAGTAAACGTAAGAGCAGACCTTAACGGCAGGGATATTACTAAATATGTTGAAAAAGAAATTTCAGCAAATCAAAAAAGTATGAGACTGGTAAGGGGGTATTAGTACTGTGTACGATATTTATATTAATGATATAAGCTGTATTGAGCAGAAGATACTGCCGACAACAAGACCGGATATCCCTGCACCTGTTAAAAATTACAATGAATATGATATTCCCGGTCGTGACGGGAAACTGTATGAGGATCTGGGGACATATGATGATATTGAGATTACACTTACGTTCAACTATATGTGTGCGCCCGATCAGTGGCATGACACATTCAGGAAGTGTAAAAAAATGTTTCTAGATGCAAAAACTCTTGAATTCAGTGACGATAACGAGTTTTATCATCGTGTAAAAAAAGCAGTTATAAATACTAATGAAAGAGTATCAAAAAGAATTGGAAAGTTTTCTGTAGGTGTCACTCTTGATCCGTATTATTATTCGGTTTCAGGAAAATATAAATATCCATATAAAAAAGTCCTGTATAACGGTTATGAAAGAACCAGACCTCTTTATTTTATTACAGGTGAAGGAGTCTGCCATCTAGAAATAAACGGTACTGACATTAAATGCAATATTGGTCAGAATCTTGTAATTGATACATTTCTTAAAATAAGCTACCGCAGTGACGGTACGCTTCAAAATACAGCTGTCAGTGGAGATTATGAAGATATGCAGTTAAAAGAGGGCATGAATGAAATATCCATAACAGATGGATTTGAACTTATGATAATTCCCAACTGGAGGTGCAGATAATGATAGAAATATACAAACCTGAAAATACAGAATACAGCATGAATGGCGACATGACACTGAATCCGACAGAATGCATGTTAACTATGAATTTAAACGGTGCGTGGAGTGTTTCTATGACTCACCCGGTGGATGATAAACTTGAATATCTGACTGAAAATGCGGTCATATGCAGTGAAACACCAGTAGGGAAAAAACAGCTATTCAGGATTCGAAATATAACAAAAAATGACAGCAGTGTGACATGTACTGCATATCCGATATTTTTCGATTCTAAAAATGACTGTTTTCTTTTTGATGTAAGACCTACTGAAAAAAACGGTCAGGAAGCACTTGATATTATGCTTGCATCTAATGAAAAATACTCAGCATCATCAGATATCAAGGCTGTGAATACCAGTTATTATATCCAAAAAAACTTTATGGAGGCACTAAACGGTGATGATGAAAACAGCTTCACCAGCCGGTGGGGCGGGGAAATTTCTTATGATAATTTTACTGTTACAGTTAATGAGCATCTTGGTGCTGACAATGGACTTCGCGTAGAATTTGGATTTAATTTAATGGGAATCTCTGAAACTGTCGATATGACCGAAGTGGCAACACGTATCATACCAAAAAGCTATAACGGTTATATACTTCCGGATAATGAAACGGTCGACAGTCCAAATATAAACAAATATCCTGTGGTATATACCAGAGTAATTGAATATCAGGATATAAAGCTCAAGGAGGATGCACAGGAGGGTGATTTAGAAAATGGAATCACTGTATGCGAGTCTCTAGAGGATTTATATACAGCGCTGAGAAACAGGGCAGCAGACGAGTTTGAAAATGGTATTGACGTACCTTCGATTACCTATGATGTCGATATGGTCGATTTATCTAAAACAGATATGTATAAGGATTATAAGAAACTTTTAAATGTAAATCTTGGTGATACTGCACATATCGGACACAGAAGACTTAACATAACAACTGAGGCCAGAGTTATTTCTATGACATATGATATGATCACAAAAAAAGTAGATACTTTGACTTTAGGAGATTATATAAGCAGTTATTTTAGTGATATGGATTCTGTTATGAACAGAGTAGATAAAGTTATCGATAAATCGAACAATACCCTAATGGCAGAAAAAATAAGCGGTGTGATAAATCTTCTGACCACATCGCTGAAAGCACAGAAAGATATTGCCAAAAAGCAGGATGTAAGAGCAATTCTGTTTGAGGACATAGATAAAGACAGTCCGACTTTCGGGGCGCTGTGTATTGGTACTCAGGGCATTCAAATTGCAAAAAAGCGAAACGAGACTGATACAGACTGGAAGTGGGGAACTGCTATAAACTTTGAAAGTATAGTTGCTGACTACATAATTACCGGTATTCTAAGCGACAGGCAGGGCAACAGCTATTGGGATATGGATAAAGGTGAGCTTGTAACAAGATATATGAAAGCAACTGATGCCGAATTTTCAGGTACGGTAAAAGGTTCGACGATTGAAGGTGGAGAAATAAATGGGAGCAATATAGCTACAGATAAGGATATTACGATAGGAAGAAATATCCGTTTTTCTGGGAACGGCGATTTTGCTGCTGTTATGGGAACTAATACAGTTCTTAGATTTTTAAATTCGAATCCGCCTACAACATCTGTAGACGGTCCTAATGTTCAGCTTCTGGCATCCAATCATATATATATCAGCGGTTCAACGGTCTCATCATCGGTTCCTATTACAGTAGGTTCAGACAAAAAATTAAAAAAGAATATAGAGGATATCGATCTCTCTGAATTAGTTGATATTTTAAAAATAAAAACATTTGATTATAAAAATGGAAAAGAAAATGCGATAGGTATTGTTGCACAGGATATTATAGATCATCCTTTAAGCATGTATATTCTGGATAAAAACCATGAAGGTATTTACAGCGTTGATTATAATGCCCTTTCGATGGCCGGTATTCAAAAAGTACAGAAACTGGAGAACAGAATAAAAAGACTGGAGGAAAAATTTAATGATAAAAATTAAAATTGACGGTTTGAATCTGTCATGTGGCACTGATGTTATTCCTGCTCAGGGGAGTGCCAATATTCCGGTTGTTATCGAACTGGAAAATCAGGAGGATTATTCCGGTTATGCGGTGGTACCGTATGTAGGATGGTTTGAAAACGGAGTACTGATTTCTACAGTTAGGGAACTTCAGAATAATTCATTTACAATTCCGGCTAATGCATTCAAACGTGGAGGAAAAATAAAAATCGCATTTGCATATATAAAAGATACTACCAAAATAAAAACATTTCCTATTAACTTTAATGTTGCAAATGCACCAGAGTCAGGAATTAAACTTCCCGATGATGGTACATGGGAAACACTGGTTTCAAATTTAGTTACAAATCTGTTTGAATCCCGTTTTGAAAATGAAATTAATGAGATTCTTGAAAATGCAAGGAAATTAAACAGTGCAACTGCCGACCTTCAGGAGCGGATCAATACAGCAATAAGCTATATGGGAAATTATGAATGGAACGGGACACAGATAAGATTTCAACTTGCTGATGGTTCGTGGGGTCCGTATCATGATCTGTCAGGTGATTTTGCATCAAAAAAATATGTTGATGATCACATTTTTGGTTCTGATAATCTTGAAGATACTTTAAATTTAAAAGATAAGAATATAACACTGCCAACTGAGATAAAAACTGGTGATACATCAATTGATTTATCTAAGTTGGTTTTTTATGAAGAATAAAGAAAGGAGCAAATAAATGGCAATACAAACAGTACAGGCAATTATCAACGGGGTTACGACTACATTGACTTTAAA